GTCGCGGCGTAGGTGATCGTCTCGAAATCCGCCGCCGTCCACACCGCCGAAGTGGTCAGGGTCTTGTCGGCCGTGTTCGCCTGGAACTGCGCCGCCGTGGCCCGGTTGGCGATGGCTTCCTTGGCGTCCAGCGCGTCCTGCAGTCCCGTCACGCCAGAGATCGGCACCGCGCCCCATGAGGCGGCCGATCCGTCCGTGGTGATGAACTTGCCCGCGTTTCCGGGCTGGGCCGGCAGATTGCCCCCCGCCGCCTCAAACGCCTGCGCGTCCACATAGGCCTTGGTGGCCGCGTCCTGCGGGCTCGTCGGGTCCGCGACGGACTTCAGTCGGTTGGAGCCGAAGTCATAGGACCGCACCAGCCAGACGCCGGTCCCGTTGGTGATCACCGTGGCGATGTCGCCTGCCTTGACGGTGACGCTGTTGGATCCGTTGGTGACGATGCAGTCGGCCGTGGCGGCGCGGACCACATAAACCTTGGAGACCGAGGGAATGGTCAGGGTGCCGGTCGAACTGCCGGTGTAGTTGAGGATTGCCCCACGCGCCTGATCGGTCGTTCCGTTTGCCGTGGTCAGGGTGGTCGCACCGGAGGCCGAGATTGTGACCGTGCCAGCGATGGCGAAATCAAGCAGGGTGATCGCGCCGGAGTTCAACCCGTCGCCCCAAGTGTTACCTTTTTCCCCGGTCGCCTGAAGTTCGGCCCGGAGCGACGAAGTATAAGAGCTGGGCATCAGAGGGTCGCTCCTGCGTAGTCGATCCAGACGCCGTCCAGACAGGTCGCCACGCCGGGCGTCCCGGCCCCGTCGATGTCGCGGACGATGATCTGGCGGCCTTGGTTGGCCGATGCGGGGGGAAGGGCGGACACCGTGTCCACGATGCGAAGGGGCGGGGACCGAAGGGTGTCGATGTAGCGGTTGACCGCGTTGGCGAACTGAAGCGCGGGCCCGGTCAGGCCTTGGGTCGGAAGGCTCATCGGCACTCCCTCGGACTTGGCGGGGCGTAGGACGGCCTAGAGGCCGGTGTAGTATCGGCGCGCGGTTTCGACGCTCACGACGCGGCGTTCGATGTTGTCCAGAACCCAGCCGTCCACCACGAGGACGGCGTGAACCAGACGACGATAGCCGACGATGACGAGCTCGCCCCTGCCGAGGCGCTGGCGCTTGGTCAGGGCGTAGTCCTCGCAGTCGCCTTCGCCCGAGAGCGGATTGACGACCCACCGGTCCACGACACCGTACTGATCAAGGTCCGACCGATAGCGGATTGAGGCGTTCACCTCGTCGTTGACGCGAACCAGATCGGCGGGCTGGGCCTTGGCCTCGTGGGTCCAGACGATCAGCACCGCCAGAACGATCAGTAGCGCGGTCAGGATCAGGATGGTCAGGCGGCGGAAGCGGTCCATTTCGGACCTCCATAACATTGCGGAGGTCCGAAATCCAGATAAGGGAGGCCCGTTATGCGTTCTCCCGATCTCGCGCTATCGGTGCCGCATGGCGGGGAGGCCCAAGCTCAATCCGGACGAGGACACGCGGGCGCGGAAGCTGAAGGCCTCCGAGTCGTGGTGGCAGCGCGTCGATGAAGCCGCGCGAGACGCGGGCATCCCGGCGGCCGAGCTGATCCGGCGGATCGTAAATGCGGCGCTTAAGAACTAGGCGCTTCAGCCCAAGTTCGAGGCGTAGAGCGAGGACGCCGCGTTGGCCAGGTTTTGCGCCTGTGACTGCGACGCCGTGCCTGACGGCATGACGAAATGCAGGCGCACCCGCGCCGTCCGGGCCAGCGCCGCGATCTCTCCAATGGCCGCGATCCAGTTGGCCGTGCGCTCGGTAAGCGTATCACCCATCGACAGCGGCGCGGTCGTCCCGTCCGGCTTGGTGTAGTTGCCGGTCTGGGTGTTAAGATCGTTGACGCATTGCGTGACGATCACGTCGGTCGCAGCGGTCTCTGCCACATAGGTCGTAAGCCAGTCGCGCGCCCATCGGGTTGTCATCCCGCCGAGCGATCGATTGAACACCTGACACCCCGGAAGCTGGGTTTGCAGTTCTGTTGCCGCGAGGCCGTTGTAGTAGGCACCCCAGCTATCCGACAGCAAAAGGACGCGGGCGTTCGGCCGGATTGGCAGGCCGCGCAGCCCGCTTGCGAACACACGAAACTCCAGAAGCCTTAGCCGCCATGCCAGACCATTGTCCGTCCGCGTGACTGAAATGCGATAGCTGACGTCGCCCGCCTCGAAATCCGCCGTGACCTTCTGGAGAAAGCGGCCAAAGGCGACGCTCGCGACCTTGCGCTCGACGGCTGCGGCGTTGGTGACCCAGATTTCAACCAGGCCTGCCGACCCTGCGTCCTGCGTCGTGCCCGGCTCGATCTGGGGATATAGCTCCATGTAGCCGCCGCCGGACGGCAGAGAGCCGGACGTTTCAGCGCCACACCCGACCGTGGGCATCCCAAAATAGGTTCCGCAGGCATGGGACGCAGGGCGCGCGGCTCGCGCCGGACTCCCGGTTTGAACGATGTTTTGCGCCGCGTCGGTGTCCGAAAACCCGTTGATCCCGTTGGTCGTTCCTCCGGCATAGGCCGCCAGGGTCGCGTTTTTGACCCAATCGGGAGCGCCGACCGGGTTGGGCTCGGTCTGCCGGTTGATCCCGGTCTGGCCGTTCATGCGCCGGGTGTAGCGGGCGTCACGGCCAAGGATTTTCTGGATCCAGGCGCGGGTGCCGACCTTCGTCCGGTGCTGCCCCGCGGTGTCGTCATACAGCGACGTCAGGATCGAACCACTCGGCACGGCATAGGGCAGGGCATACCCCAAAGTCAGGGTGTTGCTGCCGTTGTTCGACATGACCAGGGCTTCAAAGGCGACACCGCTCGGCAGCAGGATCGCCGCAGAAAACGGGTTTGACCCCATGCCCCCGACCAGCGTGGCATTGCTGCACGTGAGGGTCGTTGCGCCCAGCGACCCCGTGACCGGATACTCCTGCTCAACGGCAAAACCCCCGCCGGTCATGGTGGATGACGACAGGCCCGTGCGGATGTTGGCCGGAACGCGGTAGTCGGCGCTTGGCCCGTCGAACATGTCGTAGAAGCGAGGCGTGAGATCGCCGAACGACTGCGTCAGCAGCGCCCGCCGATTGCCGACGAAGGCCATCAGTTCAGGACTTCCAGCTCGACCGTGAACACCTCGGCGCTTGCCGGCGTATAGGCTCCGCGCGCTTCCAGCAGGCCGAACAGGACCGTCCCCGAGGGAAGGTCGAAGTTGATCTCCGAGCCGACCAGCGGAACGCCATTGCCCGACGCGCCATCGGTGAAGGCCTGCGTCATCGTCACGTCCAGCGCGCCGACGTAGTTCGCAGCCTGGTTCGTCGAAAACGCGCCGTTGTCGCCATTGGCCGGGGTCGGGCTGACGTTATAGAGGTGCAGGCGGAACGACGCATTGGTGATCGACGTGCCGGTCTTGCGGATGCGGGCGCGGCGGATCATGCCGGTTCCACCCGCCCATTGGGCGACCGTGAACTGCATCGGCGTGACCGAGCCCGCCGTGGTCGAGTTCGCCACCAGATCCCCGGACGCATAGGCCGTGGTGTCAGCCGGGCGCGTTACCGTCGCGGAGACCCGCTGCGACAGGCCGGCGATGACCGGAACCGCGATCCTGTCCTGACCGTTCGGGCCGGTTCCGGGGACGAACTCCACCGCCTGATTGCGGACGAGATCGGATGTGCCTTGGGGCATGTGAAGGCCTTTCCGTTAGGTTAGGGGGCCGGGGCGCGGGGTGTCACCCGTAGTTGCGGGAGTAGCCGTAGCGGCGCTCATAGGCGCTCGGCATGATCGGAAGGTCCGGCGTCAGGGTGGCCTTGGCCTTCACCCGCGCTTCCTTGTCGTTGATCGCCTCGACGGCCGCCACATACCGGGCGTTCCACGTCGCCAGAAGGCGGTCATCGCTCAGATACGGCCCCGCCTCGACCAGCGCCCCGAACAGATAGGCGTCCGGGTGGGTCGTCAGCAGCCAGTTCGTAGGGTTGTCACCGGACAGGGCAAAAGACTGTACATACCGCAGGACCAGCGTCGTCGCCCCTTGCGCGGGGCGCTCGAGCACGATGTTCTGTTCGGTGAGGGTGTAGTCGTGGATGTGGCCGGTCGTGTCGATCTCGGGCATCTGGACCGGGTCCAGATAGCGCAGCAGACGCCGCGTTCCGTTCTCGCTGACCCAAAGGCCAATCGGGGACACAAACGCCGTTGGAAGGGCCACAGTTGACGCCCCATCGGCCACTGACAGGGTCGTTTCGACCTCCGTCCGGCGCAGCATGAGGTCGCGGTTCAGGCGGCTTTCCGCCAGGGTGATGAAATCGGGGATCTGATCGGTCAGATCGGAGCGGTTCAGCCACGAGGCGACCGCCGATTGGAGGTCCGAATAGGTCGAAAGGGCCATGTCCGGACCTCCAGCGCGTCGGTTAGGCCGAGATCAGGCCCTTGGCCTTCAGGGCGGCGTCAGCAGCCCGGATCCAGGTCACGATCGCGTCGGCCTGAGCCTGCGAGTAGCCGAAGGGGCTCGAGTTGGTCGCGGCGGTCGCGGCCGGGGCCACGAAGCCGGTGACGACGGCGGCCGGGGTGGCACCGTGGAAGCCAATCTTGTCCGACGCCGACTGGCCCAGAACGGTGCCGTCAGAGTCGTTGTTCGACAGTTGCGTGGCGGGCATTGCCGCTCTCCTTTCATGCAGAAAAAACCCCGCCAGCCGAAGCCAGCGGGGTCAGGTTCAGGATCAGGCGGTGCCCGACAGACGGGTGGCGAGACGCGGGTCGATGGCCTTGACGCCGTAGAGGACGTCCAGACGGAAGTTCGACTTGTCGTTCGTACCGTCGTAGGTCGGGATCAGGCGGACGCTCGTGCCCTTGTAGGACTTGCGCGACACATCGACCGCGCCCGGGGGCGAGATGAGCGGGACCATGGCCAGGGCGAAGGCGTTCTTGTGGAACACCAGGTTCTGGCGATAGCCGGTGCCGCCGGTGCCGAGGACGGTGATGTCGGCGTCGTTGGCCGGCGCAGCGGACACGTTCTTGAACGCACCCGAGGCGATGATCGCCGGGTAGATGGTCAGCGCGGCCGGGCCGGTCGAAGCGCCGGAGTTGGCGTCCGCCGTCACGGTGAACTGACGCAGGAAGGGCAGGGTGGCCTTGGTCACCGGATTGACCGCGAACACGCCCGCGATGGTGATGACGTCGCCCGCCTTCAGGATGCCCGTGGTGGAGTTCGTCCAGCCATCGGTGTTCAGGGTCTGGGTGAAGTCACCGTCCTTGACGGAGTCGTAGGTCACGTTCTGGTCGGCACCATTGACCTTCGGCGTACCCGTAGCGACGCCGACCGTGTGGGTCGGGACGTTCTGGGACATGTAGGTGTCGATGCCGCCGATCTTGCCCAGCGAGCCCTCACGGTAAGCGCCGCGGGCGGCGTCCTGAATGAACAGGGACGTCTGCGAACTGACCAGGGCGGCCTCATCCGCCGGCGAGAGGACCGCCGAACGCATGGCCATCGGGACGGCGAACTCGTTCAGACGCTCCGGGGCCTTGGAGAAGTCGGAGTAGCTGTTGACGATCTGCCCCGGAGTGCCGACCCAGTTGGGCACGCGGCGGTAAAGCGTCATCAGGTCAAGGTCGATCTGGTTGGCGAGCTGGACCATCGCGGGCTTGATCACCCGCTCCGACAGTTCGCCGATCGACAGGGTCAGCTCCTTCGACGTGAAGCCGAAGTCGATGCCCTTCTGCTTGTCCACCGTGAGCGCGACCTTGCCCTCGGTAACATCCTGGTTGGAGGCCACAGCGCCGTCACGAACGGTGAAGTCCGTGGGGCGGCGCATCGAGACGGTGTCACCCTTCTCGTAGCCGTTGATCTTGTCGCCGAACTCGCTTTCGAGCCCGCGATAGACCTGCTTGGCCATCACGAGTTCGTTGTCGAGGATCGCCACCGCCGCAGTGGCGATGGTGTCGATAGTCAAGACGGTGTTTGCCATCGTCGTCAGTTCCTGTGTTCAGGCGTGACGCTGCTTGGAGCGTGGGGCCTAGTTTCGGTAACCGAGGTGTCTCGCCATCTCGGCCGGTCCCATCCGGCGAGGGTCAGTCGGTGCCGAGCCGGCCCCCTTCAGGGAGGGCGCGGGGCGCGTCTTCTGGCCTTGGGCGAGGGTCTCGGTGCGCTTGCGTTGGGAGAGGAGCTGCTCGCCGATCTTGGCCAGGTGCAGGATGCGGATGCTGCGCGGGTCGGCTTCAGCTTGTCGGATTTCATCCGGGCTGAACCCAAACGGCTCGGCAAACGCGACCAGCTCGTCTAGCGTCTTGGGCGAATACCCCTTGATGTGTTTGGCCAGTTCAGCGCGGCCGGTCTCGATCTGCTCGGCGATCTCTCGCTGCTCGTCGATCTGTCGCTGCTGAACCTTCTCCCCCAGCGAGTGCGCGAACCGATCGCGCTCGTTCGTCAGGGCCTGATACTCGACAAACAGGGCCTGCGCCTCGGTTCCACCCTGACGGATGTAGCTGGGCCAGTCCTTGACCTGGGCGAAAGGCGCGAGCCTCGCGTTCAGGGCCCCGAGCTGCGCGATGTCCTGCGCGAACTCGGCCTGTCGTTGCGCCGTCCGCTGGATGGCTTCGTCCCGCGCGGCGACTGCCTTGCGGATTTCGGCCATTTCCTGCGTCTTGCGCGTGAACTCGGCCTTGATCATCAGGCCGTCCTTGACTTCGGCCGGAACCCGATAGGTCTTTCCGTCCGCAGCCTCGTAATCGACAAGGCCGTCGTCGGCGTTGCCGTCAGGGTCGTCCTGACCTTCGGTTTCCCCGGTCTCTTCGCCCTCGACTTCGCCCTGATCGTCCGTTTCCGGGTTCAGGGTGGCTTCGACTTCGGCGTCAGACACATCAACGGGGCCCGCGTCAGCAGGCTCGTCCGCAAGAACGTCAGTCATATTGTCCCTTGGGTTGGGGGCTTTCGCCCGTTAGCCGATGATCGGCATGGCCGGCGGCCGGGATGGCCGCTGGAGGCTGGCGGCGGCGCGAAGCCGGTTGGTTTCCGCGTTGAAGGCGTCGATCTCGAGCTTGCGCTCGCCCTGCTGCGCCTTCACCTGGGCGTTGAACTGATCCGTCTGGGCCTTGGCCATCGCCGCCGGGTCGGGGCCCTGCTGCGGCTGGCCTTGCGGGGCCTCTGGCTGGCTCATCTGCTGCTGCAGGGCGGCCAGACGGTCGGCAATTTCGTCCGCGCCGGGCCAGTCGAGGTTCTTGACCAGAAGGTCGCCGATGATCGGGGCCGCCGCCGGATAGGCCCGGATCAGCTCCATCATCTGCGTCGCCGCTTCCTCGCGGCGCGAGTTGAACGCCGGGCCGACCGAGACGGTCAGGTCATAGGATCCGACATCCAGCGCGTAGATGTTCTGCACCGCCTCGTCGAAGCGGGACTGTTGCGCCATCTCGGCATCACCGATCTGGACGTTCTGCGGCGTCCCGTCCTCGCCCAGCACCCGCGCGACCCGGCCCGGTGTGTAGACCTTGGGGGTCAGGTCCAGAAGGATGCGGCCCGCGTGACGGATGGCGCGCGACAGGTTGTCGATGAAGTGGAAGGTCGAGGTGTCCGACTCCCGCTGACGCGCCATGATGGCCCGGCCCGAGGTCTCATTGGACCGCGCCCCGATCCCGGCATCATAGATGCCGATGATCGACTTCATCTCGTCCGACGCCGTCAGGGCTTCCTGCAGCGGACCTGTGGCGACCGAGGGCATCCCCTGCCGCTGGGGCATGTTGGAGCCCTTGGCATACTCCAGATAGGCGTGGTTGGCCGTGTTGGCCGTCGCCCACTTGTCCTCGTCAACGACCGCGCCCTTTTCCACCAGGAACGGGGCTTTCGGGGCCAGCGCCATGAACTCGGCCGAGGCGGACCGGCCGACATTGTAAAGAACCTGGGCGTCCTTCGCGTCGCGGATCAGCGACCGGAAGATGCGCCGGCCCTCGATGTTCACCTCTTCGCCGTAGACCGGAACGATCGGGATGTACTTGCCCGCCCATTCGGTCGTCTTCAGCACCGTCGCGCCGTTGACAATGCGCTGGGTCACCTTGTGCGAGATGACGTCGCGCGGCTCGCCCTCGATCTCCGCAGTGAACCCGTCCGGGCCGATGAAGGCCAGCGGGTCCGCGTCATAGGCCGCCTTGTCAACCACCTCGCCCGTCGTCAGCAGGACGACCTTGGTCGCGACCTCCTCGCGGGTCCAGTACTCGGCGACCACGACCTGATCGTCCTGCAGCCAGATGCCGCTGTCCATCAGTCCGCCCGAAGGCACCTGATCCGGATAGCGCCGCTCGAACTCGGCCTTGGGCATGGGCTCGGCGACGAAGCAAACGTTCCAGTCCGACGAGTCCGCGGCCTCGCTGTCCGGATCCGGGTAGACCCGCATGGGATTGGCGATGCGCTCGAACCGGATGTCCTGATCGAACGACCGCTCGTTGACGTAGGACAGGTTGATGCGGAAGAACCCGAACCCGCCCGACGCCGCGCATTCCAGAGCGGTGTCATAGGCCACATCCGCGTCGGACGTCGTCTCGATGTTGCGGATCAGGCCGGAGAAGATTTCCGCCGTCTCCGGATCAGCCAGCGAGTCCTGCGGCAGAACCTTGATCGACGGCTTGTTCTGCCGGGCGTCGTTCACGACCTGGCGAATGAACGGGGGCAGCTTGTTGATCGTCAGGACCGGACGCTGGGCATCCTCGCGGACCTTGCGTGCTGTCTCGTCCCACTGCTCGCCGAGGCGGGCAAAGCGGATGTCCTCCTCATAGGCGATGCGGTTGTCGTTCCACGCCGACTGACACCGGGTCCAGTCGGCGTTGATCTGACCCATGATCGAGTTGTCGGCCGAGCGTTCCGTCATGCCCACGCTCCATATCCAGCCACCGCGCGACGGTGCGTCTTCTTGCGCTCGATCTCGGGCTCTTCATGCACCACGGCCATGAGGCCGAAGGCGTCGGCACTGTGGGACGGCGGCCCGTGATCCGGACCCAGCCCCGCGCCCGTCGTCGGGTGGCGCTTTTCCTGATAGGAGCCGAGCATCTCGCGCCCGTCTTCCGTGGTCTCTGCGTTGAACCAGATGGCGGGGAACAGCCGCCGAACCGCTTCAACCCGGTTGCTCGCCGCGCCCTTGCCCTGGTTGGGAACGACCGTGACCGAATAGCCCGCGTCCTCGAACGCGCTCTCGTAGGACACCGAGTAAACCCGATCCTGCGTCGCCCCGTCGTGCGGGAGCCAGATTTGCGCCCGATCCGGCGTGTAGCCCCTCGATCGAAGCCAGTTCAGGTGATGGGCCAAGTCCTGACCCTGCACCTCGTAGTGATCCAGCACCCGGACCTGAAGCCCGACGAACTGCACCGCCCAGAAGACGAAGTTGTCCGCCTTCGCCCCGGTCCCGCCAATGTCGGCGAACAGCCGGATCGTCATGAGCGGGTCGGCCGGCACGAAGCCGATGCGGCCCTGCGACTTGGCCTCCGTCAGATGCCGCGCGAAATAGGCACCCTCGGTCACGGCCTTGAACCCGCCTTCCCAGATGTGGTCGTATTGGTCGGGCCTGTCTCTGAGGTCCGCCTGGCGCTTCCGCTCGAGGATCGCCGGGAACCACGGATTGTCCCGCCAGTTGATCTCGACGATCTTGGTGCGGGGATCCGGGCTCGCCTCACGGAACCGCTTGTGCGTCGCGCTGCGTTTGCTTTCCGGGTTCCACGTCACCCAGAGCTCGCTGTCTTCCTCGCGCAGCGTCGGGATCAGTTTCGTCCAGGCGTCGTCCGTGACCGGCTCGGCCTCGTCCACCCATCCCAGAAGGATGCGGGACTTGGACTTCACGCTGTCGATGTTCCGGTCCAGTCCGGTGAAGGTGTAGTTCACCCGCCCGCTGACCGTGCGGACGTATTTCTCGCCGATGTCGAAGTGCGGTTTCAGCCAGTCCGTCTCGCGGATCGCCGCCTTGATCTCCTCCAGCGAGGAG